GACGTACAGATGGTTTTTCGTAAAATGATTAGACACGAATCACTAACTATCACAACCTATCAAAAACGTGTTATAAAAGCATCTTATGATATTTTATCCGTCACTACCTATCATAACCAATCATACTTTTAAGTAGACTTTGCTACTTTTCTGCTACTAGTTAGACAATGCGGTTTAGGTCATCTAGTTCTTTCATCAAGTCATCGTATGACTCAAGACTCGTCTTGACACCAATCGGTACTTCACCGATAGAAAAATAATAATCCACGGGGATAGGGCGCCCTACTAACTCGTTCATTTTGCGCTCGACAATCACACGTTCGCCAATCAATCCTTCAAACTTATCATGTGTAAGTTCTTCTATCAACTCTGAGTAGTCCACACTGACACGATACCCAGTCTCTTTTAGCATAGAATCAATTCTATTCAATTCCTTGGTAGATAATTCATCTACACTCAAAAGGCCGTCTCGGACCAAATTCAAACGCTTTAATGATACCCCTGTTTCTCTAACGATTATTTCCATTGGAATAGCTTTGTTCTGAATAAAAGATTCAATCAATTTCTTATTCATATTATCCCTCGATTCAACTTGTTATTTTAACTACATAGTATCACATTGACTTATTTTTGTATATAAAAAATGCCGACTAGTAGAGGGACCAGCCGACATTAAACCCTATACAAGAATGAATTGAGGAGATACACCCTTGTATTTATATTATACCGCATTGTAGGCATTGTCTCAACTTACTGTTCGCATAAAATAATCCCCTAGGCAATGCCCAGGGGATAGATATTGGTCCAGTATTTAGGACTTATCAAATTTCTTCCGTTATTACGGACTTAGAATTTACCTACAATGTTGCCAGTAGCTTTTTCAATCAACGAACCATCTTCGCCTACTGTAATTTCAGTATTTTCAAGCATTGCACCATTTTCCGTTACATAGTACAAGCGACCATCGCCACCAGGAACGTATTCCTTAGATGACATTTCGCCATTGTCCTCCAAGTGATACCACTTGTCCTCATACCGTACCCAACCGATAACCATTCGGCAGGCCTCGTCAAAGTAGTACCACTTACCGTCACGATACACCCAACGCTTAGCATAAGCATAACCATCTTCATCGAACAAGTACCAGTAATCGTACAGTTTCAGCCATTGGTCTGCTGGCCAAGAGCTATCTTCGTTACGATACCACCAACCGGTTTCGTTCTTGAGCCAACCAGTTTCTTTAACCTCAGAAGATCCTACTGATTCGCCGTTCAAGATAGCGTTAACCTTAGCTTGAACAGAATCGTAGTCATATCCAGACGCAGTTAAGCGAGCTTTTCTATCTTCTCCAGTCCCCCATTGTCCATTGATTACTTCTTGAGCAACTTCCACAATAGATTTTGACCCGCTAGAAGATGAAACTGATCCAGACCCGTAGTTAGGACGAGCATATCCTCTGATTTGCCACATATTCCATGTGTATGACTGACGCCGAACAGCAGCGGGATAGCCGGAGTTACCTTCAATCGTGTAGACCGTATCACCAGACACACTTTCGACAATCCCAATATGGTCAGCAAAACCGCCACCATCCCAATCAAAGGTAATGATGTCACCTGCTTGTGGACGAGATTTACCAATCCAGATACCTTTGGATTGGAAGATAGCAATGTGACGTTGCACACCGCACTCGCCGCCTACCAACGATGAAAGTCCTGCCTTTCGGAAAGCGGCGGTCACCGTTGCGTCGCACCAGTCATCTTCACTTGTCATTCGATAGCCCACAGGTAGCGGACTTTGAGAATTGTAGATTGAAAGAATTTCGTTGTGCACAGAGCCATATTTTTGGCCACCTAGCCAATTTCTAAATACGTTAAGCACATCTTGAGCACTTGCCATATTGCTAGTTTCCCCCTTGTCAATACTATCCAACGCTCCATTTGCATTGAGCGTGTCATGGATAGTTTTCATTGAATTATAGTAAGAGTTAAATACTCTTTCTGAATTACTGCCATCACCAGCATAATCATATTGAGCACCACCAAGACGGAACAAACCACGAGCGTAGTCCCACAATGTCTTAGCTCCAGCCGTCTTGTAGAAACCTCCATTACGGAGTAGGTACCCATAGTCTTTGAGGAAGTCCTCAACAGTTGAATAGTGGATATAATATCCCCCCTCAACTGCTGGACGCTTGCGCCCCGGTGTAACTTGGACACCGCTCTTGCGAGTCTTAGGATTGAGGTCATCGTAACCCCATGTCATACCGCCCCAGTTATTGTCTTCCCTGGCCGATATAGAATTAGGATGCTGGCCCCACCCAGTTTCATGGCATAGCTGGCAGATAACAAAAGAAGGGACTAGGTCATAATGCCTAGCCACCTTTTGCATCTTTTCAATTAGATCATCCGATAGTGTGTAATTACCGTATTGCAACATACGGCTTCACCCCTTTCTTAGGACTCTTTAGGAGCCTCATAAGTCAACGCTTGAGCGCTGTCCCCAAGCCCAGCAGTTGTAGGGTCTGGGATAAGGTTAAAGGCATTGACGAATGTCAATCCAATCAAATAAGGATTGCTGAACAGAGATACAAACAGTTTCCCTAATGTCTCAAATGTTGTTAAGTCCTCAAGCTTGAGGTTTTGATAAGCCAATACAGGCATCAAAATAGCAATCGCGAAACGCGCTAAGAATGCCACGTTTTTCTTGTTAAATCGAACCTTCCAATTGATTTTATTCATAATGAATTCCTCCTATTTTAACTTTTGTTTGATCTCCATAAGATCTTCTTTCATCGCCTTGATTTGTTCAACGAGCTGATAAGTAATCTTATTCTGCTCGTCGTGTTCATCAAGCCGTCTACTGTTTTGCTCAGCTAGTTTCTGGGTATAGTTTTGACTAGCTTCAATCATTGTCATGCGGTGTTCCTGTTCAGTAATTTTGCTTTTGTTATTTAAGTACAGACCTGCTACCGGAATCAGCACGCCAATGATGTAACCTAACACTTCAGAGCTAATACTAGTGCTCCCTGGCATACTTTTCCCCCTTCCTTCATAAGAAAAGGGTGCACTAGGCACCCTTTCGTTTACGGTGATTATTCTTCACCTTGTTCTAATTCCTCAAGTCGTTGCTTGAGTTGTTCAAGTGTCATGAACTCCAAATCGGCTAAGCCAAGAATTTGGAGTTGCTCACGAACACCTTTCTTATGACGGCGTGGCACAGAAGCAAAAGTACGTTTTGCTAATTCAATGTGCTTAGCGTAAAGAAAATGTAGTTCCATAAATTTGTCACCTCCTCCCCACAAATTCCGAACATGCGTAGCGAGCGCAGAAGCAGCTTCCCTAATGTGGTGTAGCATGCTCCTCATCCCCTTCTTCTTTATGTTCAGTTTCTTTGTCAGACTCAAAACGTTCCCGGTAATCTTCAGGAACTTCAGTTGGCAAGGTGAAGTTAGTTACCACCTTTGCCATTTGTTCTACCTGGTATTTAACCAGTAATAAGTGTTCACTAATATTCGCATTGTCGTCAGCTTGTTCAAGCATCGCACCACTAGCTTTTTCAAGAAGTTCCTCTGTTTTCTTAAGTTGCTTACGTTGTTCATCTATAACAACTTGAGAGTCATCAAGAGTTTTCTTTAGGTTTACCACCTGTTCCGCCGTTTTGTCCGCTTGTTCAATAGCGTCGCTCATAGCGTACTTTTGAAACGAATCTTTATACACCTTTCGAAGTACTAAATCAATTACATCGTTGTCTGGTGTAGCTAAGTGGCTCCCGTCAATTTCCCTTTCGAACGCGGTGTATTCACCATCCGTGGATTGGATAAGAACCCTAGTTTTTTCCTGATCGAACGTTAGTTGCTTGCTTACTATCCGGAACATCTTGCACCTCCAGTTCTGCCAGCTTCTCTTTCAACTGACGATTTTCTTCTTCCAATAATTCACAGGCCCGTTTATACATAGCCCGATTTGCTTTTTCCTCAGCCAAAGCCAATGATGTTTCAGCTAATGCTTGTTTAGTTGCTTCCAATACTAATTCTTCCATAGTTACCTCCAGCTATTCTCCCCATGTCTGCTTACCATAATATCCGCCACGATCATATAGACAAACGCTGCCCCAATTCCCGAACCAGATGCCGGAATTGCCATTGTTGCTTTTAAGCAGAACACCCGGCTCACCATCTATTGTCATGTCCTGAAAGACAATCCCTTTGCCAGAACCAGTGCCCATTCCAGTCAAAACAGAAATATATCCATTATCGCCATTTATCGACATGGCAGTACCAAATAAGTTTTCTTGTTCATACTTTGCATAACCCAACGATAGTGTATGACCTTTTTTAGCCCAAAGAACAACACCGGGAGTAGAGGCATAGGAAACAGACCCAGCCCACTTCCCCTTTCCCCAGAACTGAATCCCATCTGATATATACTTAGCAGATATGGACCCATCATTCCGGGTAGAAAACATGCCGTCACCATTGATATGCAAATTGTTGCTTACGCCATTAAAACCGGCTTGGACAAACTTAGCAATCTCGCCGGTTAGACTTTGTACATTGATATTAACGACCTTTAATTTTCCGCCATCAAGAGTACCAAAGGTAATCTTGTCAGCTTGAAGATCCGTAATATGGGCACTATTGATGACGCCTTTTTCAATGTATGTCTTACCCGTAATAGCATTCAATTTACCATCGAGACGGAACCCATCAGCCGTTTGACTGAAGATAGATTCACCACCATTGACCTTATTACTAATGGCTTGAATGACCTTATCCGGTGACTGCTCAATGATAGACTTAAAGTGTTCAGTGGTTACACTGTCTCGGATGATACTAGGTGTTTGTTCTCGGATAGAACTAGCTGCATCGCTAGAAGCCTTTGCTAACAACTTACCCGCAATAGTAGCCAAGTCAGTCTGCAAGTTGTTGTGACTATCATAGAACTGAGCGTACAAACCACGGGAAGAAAGGCTAATCTCACCTTTCACCCCCTCAACTTCCGACTTCATCTTGAGCGTTAGTTGCTGAAGGTTGTCAATCAGTTCAGCTAACCTACTTCTTTGTGACTGGTTTTCTTCATAAGTCGAAGCGGAATCACCTGCCACAAGACGAAGCTCCGTCAGAATTGTGTCCCCAATTAAGTCCGGTTTGATACTACCGTTCTTAAGTGTGATAACAGAATCAGGCTTAGGTGCTAAGAACGTATAAGAGAACAACCCGTCCCCTTCTAGCAAGGTGAACTCAGTATTCTTGTCAATCTGAGCATTAAACTTTTGTGGCATTTACTTCACCACCTAATCAGTCAATGGCCATTCAGTAAAGGCAATAGGCTTAATGCCGTTGACAATCGACATAACAACTTGATAGGTCTTGTTGCCTTTGCGTAGCGTACCAGAGAACATAACATTGTTATTGTCCATCTTAGTAGCCGTCCCAAAGGCGCCACTCTTAGAGTCTTTTTGCATCGAGATCCCAACAGGAACCGCATCCGACTTAAGGTAATCTCCAAAGTCTTGATTACTCTGACTAGCAGACAATTTTGTGTGTTGCGACAAGTTAACCCATGGCTTCCATGTTCCACCAGTTACCGACGCAACATAGAAATCACCATTCCAATGCGGAGCAAAACAATAGACATAATTTGTCGAAGGTTTCCACACAAACACCTCTTTGACAGGGGCGTTCATATCTCTTACGATACTAAATCCGATAGGGACCGAGTTGCTGTTGAGGTAAGAACCAAAACTTGTCCCTGCTGGGCAAGTGTTAATGGCAAGTGTCGCACCCCATTCGTCAAGACCGAATTTTCTGAGCAAAGCAGTAAGGACATTACCGTTGGCCACATCAGTGACATTCCAGGCTTCACTATTGATTCGCTTACGAACCCACATCCGACCATTCGTACCAACGAATAACTGCCAGGTAAAGTGTCCTGATTGTCCAAGCGAACCTATGCCGTTTGAGTAAACTAGGATAAACCCATAGGAGCTAGAGATACCCTTAGAAGCCATGTTCGTGGTGTATTGATAAATACCTGGAGTCGATAAGTTATCGACGTCATTGTTAGTTTTGACTATCTTACCAAGCAAAGCCCATAGATTCTCGGTGCTGATAAGACTATCCAGCTCAGAAACCGTCCCAGTCTTAAACTTGTTTACCGTTCCTTGAACCCGGTTAACCGATTCAACACTAGCATAGCTAGTTCTATCATCAACCGTAGTAACCGTAATATTCTTATCAGAAGACACACTTACTAGGTATCTAATCGTCATCTGAATTCGATTGACCCTGTAATCTTCCAAGACAGGAGGGTTAGCAGTATCACCACCGTACAGCCATAGAAATTCTGGACCATTCCCAACTTTGGCAAAGATACCAATTTCCGACATGGCCTTTCTTCGTGTATTATCAAGTTCCTTGTTATCAATAACAATCTCAACGACTTTCTTATCACCTTCATTCGTAACAGTTGGAACCTTACGAACAAATTGAGCTGCTAATCCAGTCGCATTCTCAGCATTCGTAGATCCATTCCCAACTGC